TGGCGACCATTGGGGCAATAGCAAGCAGAAGAACAGTCTTACTGTTGGTTTGTTTTTCAGCAATATCAACAGAACAGTAGCTGAGATTACAGCTTCAAACCCTATTGCCGAAGTAGTTGACCTTGACGGCAGGGGGGAGAGTGAGGCTAAGATATCAACAGCACGGGTTAAGAAGTGGTGGCTTGATACAAAGCAACCGATTAAACTTAGCACGTCAGCCTTAAACTCTGAAATTTACGGCATCTCCTGGGAGAAGTCAGTATGGGATGCAACGAACCTTGAACCAAAGGTTGTTATTTGTGACCCTTTCGCCGTGTTCCCATTTCCAGGCTATTACGAAAATATGGCCACCGATTGTCCGGCCATCAGCCACGCGACTGCCGAATCTCCGAGTTCAATACAAAAAGCATATGACACAACAGAAGACATCCAGCCAAGTGACACTTATTCCCTTTTGGGCGGTGAGCGCGAGGAAGCAGCAACAACATCAACGTTTGGAACATCCACCACCACAGTAACTTCAACAGGAACTATCACTACACCAGAAGGAGGGGGCCAGAGCTGGAGACAGGAAAGGGCTTTGCTCGTTGAAGTATGGGTTCGAGATTTAAATGTTGAAGGCGGTATTCGCGTTATCACAGTCACCAACAACGGTGATCTTGTATTAAGCGATGAAAGAAATCCAAATATTAATTGGGAAATGTACGACCTCGATCCTGTTGCTGTTAAAAAGAATTATCTGTTCAGCAGATTCCCATTCAACAAGAACAACTCGTATGCAGATTCAACATCCGTTTTCGGGTTCTCTGCTGCTGAACAAGTAGCACCACTTAATATTGCAATCGACCAGCTTGTTTCAGCTTACTACGATGCAACAATGAAATCGTTAAAACCGATTCTTGTCGCTGCACAATCAGCAGGGCTTAAAAGAAGTCATCTTAACAACAAGCCTAATCTTGTGATTATTGGTGATACAGACAAAGGTGCTGCAAGTATCAGGTTTATTTCACCACCACCCCCACCAGAATCCATTTTAGTCTGTCTCCATGAGTTAATGTCAATCTTCGACCGTGTTTATGCGATTGAGGATATTGACCGTGGCCAAGTCCCCAATGGCGTAACGGCTGGGAAAGCTATTATTGCAATGCAGGAGCGTAACCAAACCCTGACCCGGTTTAAGATTACAGGCATGGACACTTTGGTTGCAGAACGTGGCAAATACGCACTTGCTCAATGGACAATGCACGGTCATAAAGACGAGGCCATTGAAGTTAATGGTGAGCAAGCTGTTTTCAGAGGTGATGCTCTTCTTGGATTAGATTTCAACTACATTGTGGAGACTGGTTCAACTGTTGCAACTTCGAGCCTTGACACTCGGGAGCAGGCAATTGCGCTTTACGATAAGAACCTTGTTGATCAAGAATACGCATTAGAGGCTTTAAATGTTCCTGATAGGGCTTTGATCGTCGAAAGAATGAATGAAGACATGGTTGGCCAAGCTGCTGAAGTTATGATAAAAGCTGGTGTTCCTGAAGAAGTAATACAACAAGTTGTTGAGATCGCCATGCAAACCCAAGGCGGTAGTGGCCGAGATCCAGAAGCCCAAGCAACATACCAACAGGAGAATGCCAATGCTGTACGAACACCTATGCAGTAATTGTAACACAGTAACAGAGCATATCTGCAAGATGGATGACCGCAAGCAGTTTGTAGTCTGTGATCATTGCGGAGGTTCTGCTGAAAGGATTATATCATCTCAGATAAGAAGGGATATCCCTGTTTGGCTAGATGATGCTGTTAACCATGCGGTTTCCCACGGTTCAGATATAAGAAAGCCTGAGAACAGAACCGAGTTCAATAGCTATCTAAAAGAACAAGGAATAGATCATGTTGGGTAATATTTGACAATGGCAGAAAAGATTGATATAACTACACTTACGAAGATTTTAATTCGGTGTGCGAAGCAGTTTGTAAAACTTGCAGAAGATGCCTTGAGGGAAACATAATATGCCACTTGATCTTAAAAAGCTAAAAACTATACACACAGAAAGCGCAGAAGATGTGTTTTTCGTAGCTAATATGGACTTGTGGGAAATTATATGCGGTGGCTTTCCCCCACTAAAGAAGAAGAAGTAAAGATATAGCACTTACTCCACGCCTCACGGCCTCGTGTAAGTGTGAACATAACACGCTGTAACTTTAAGCCTCTTATGATGAATAGATAACTCTATTCACCGTAAGGGGCTTTTTTACGTTTGGGGGATAACAGTTTCAACTGCCCTCTTAAAGAAATAGTGGGGCAACTATCCATTGGGTAGCCCATACAGGAGAAGTAAAATGCCAAAAGCAGACCAAGGAACACTAGCAGCAGATGACATGCCAGTACCAGCAGAAGTTATTGAGACTCCTCTCATCGAGGATAAAGTCGAACCAACTACTTACGCAGGAACATTCAAAGGTGCAGACGCACTAGAGAAAGGCTATGGAGAACTGCAAGGAAGATTCGACACGCAGGGGAATGATTTAGGGACAGCACGAACAGAGATCCAGAATTTGCAATCGCAATTAGCTGAAGCTCAGAAGCCTGCTGAACAAATAGCCCCCGCAAATGACTACGAGGCAGATCAAGCAAAATTGGCTAAAGCGTATGAGGACGGTGATATTACCTTTCCCGAATACTCTAAGCAGTCAAATGCTGTTACGGCACAGGCCGTGAATGTTCAAGCTCAAGCTCAAGTCAATGAGATCCTTGGTAAAGCAAACGATCAATTTAATCAAACATTGTCAGATCGTGATGATCAGGTCCAGGTAGACAAGTTCCATGAAACATACCCAGACTTTGCAGGATTGCAACAGTCAGGTGCGTTAAACGGAATCCGTCAGAATAATCCAATGTTTGATGATGTAACTGCTTATTTTGCGCTGACAGCACAGAACGCAAAAGACGCAGGAAAGGCGGAGCAAGCCCGTATTGAGGCAGGCTCAGCACAAGCAGGCAAAGTTGTAGCCGATCCAGGCACAGCAATGCAACAACCGACAAAAACACCGACGACACCGCAAGAGGTCAAAGCCTCTATGCTGGCGGCGTTGAATAATTAATAAGGAGTCTTAAAATGACACTTACAATGGGTCAACTGCAAAGTGTGACCAACGACTATTTCAAAAATGTCTTAAACGACATCTATTTTTCTGAGAATATTCTCCTCTATCGCCTTATGGGTAATGGTGGCAATGAACTCAACCTCATTACTGGTAAAGATACCGTTGACGGTGGTAAGAAAATTCGTGAATTTCTTGAGTACGGACGCTCCAACGTCGGCACTTATGGTAACACTTCAACAATCGACGCAAGCAAGAAAGATATTGTCAACGCTGCCCGTTTCGGCTGGTCTGGTTACGTTGGGTCTAATACGATTGACCTTGACGAGCAAACCGAGAACGATGGTGATGCTGCAATGATTGACCTTGTTTACTCTAAGATGGAGAATGTAAAGAAGTCAATTCGCGATTACATGGGCGCAGGCCTTTATGTAGCACGGGCTTCTTCTCCTGACTCTTACGGCTTTGACGGCCTTCCAGACCTGTTCAACACTACAAGTGCCACAGCTTATGGTGAGATTGCTGAAGATGATATGGCTCAATGGAGTGCGGAAGTTGATACCACTGCTGAGGCAATTTCTTACAAGGTTATGCAAAAGCTCTTTCGCCTTGCTTCAGTTGGCCAGACCAAAGATGCCAAGCCAAACCAGATCATTACTACTCAAGTTCTGCTTGACGGTTACAAACGTACCCTTCAAGCTCAACAGCGTTTTCAAGATTCAAAACTGGCAGAAGCTGGGTTTGCCAATATTCTTCATGATTCTGTTCCTATGGTCTATGACGATAACCAAGCAGCAGGCGTTATTGACTGCCTCAACTTGAAACACCTCAACGTCAAGACACATAAAAATTACAACTTTACAACCCCAGTTTGGGAGGCCGATCACCTTGAGCCTGATGTGAAGACTTGCAATATCAGATGGCGAGGCGCATTGACCTGTAGTAGGCGCGACTCGCATTCACGGGGAACTGGGAAAACGGAACCAAGTTAATTGTTAGGTTTTGTTAATTGGGGTGGACACAGCACGTTGTTCATCCCTGCCCATTTTAATTATAAAGTTCAATATATATAGGAAAATGAGAAAATGATTCCAAAAAAACTAGACGTGAGTTTTCCCGTCGCAATTACAACCGCAACGACCTTTTATGCGGTTTTGCCCTGCCGCTGCACCGTTGCTGACATCCAGCTAAGTTGTTCCATTGATCCTGGAGACGATGAAACCTTTACCGTGACCTCTGGTGGTACTGCCATTGGTGTTGTTGATATGGGTACTGGCATTGCGGCTGGTGCGATTGGGACTTATACCACTGACGCAACCACAGGCGATACCGTCCTTGAGGAAGGTGCAACCTTGAAGTTTGTAACCACCTCCATGACGGCTGCCTCCCATTTTATAGGTTATGTGCAACTTGACCAGTATGCCCGTGGTCTGTAATGCTCACCTCAGCTTTAGTAGATAAAATAATCGGTGCCGACGTATCAGGGACGAGGGAAGGCGGTATCGTCAAAGACCCGTTCTATACAGAAGCTATGATTATTACCCTGCTAAACGAGGGTCAGCTTTCAATAGCAGGGGGTGGTGACAGAAATCACGGACTCCCGCTATTGGCTCCCCTTCCTGAGTTGGCAAGTTCTGCTACATTGACTCTGGCTGTTGATGCTGAGTCGGTAGCCATGCCTGCTACTTATCATCGTGGGACTTTCTTTGTCATTGATGCAAACGGTTACAAGCTGGACGCTTTTGATTCTCGCATTGAGTTTATAAGCCGATATCCGAAATTGGAAACGGGAAGCACCAAGAGTTATTGTGTCCAGGGCAATGTTTTTAACTATGCCCCTGCCAAAGCCCAAGATGTGACCATTAAATTCTTCAGACTCCCTATTGACATGACGGATGGAGCATCGAGTGAACCCGACGGCATCCCTACAAGTCTACAGGATAGGCTTCTTGTGAGCTATGTTTGCAAGGATATCTTCGAGCAGATTGAAGATGGCATTGAAGGGCAGAAGGTTAATACTGGATACTGGTATAACCGTCACCAAGCAGCCTTGAGCGACCTAGAGCGCATGATAGGCCCCGAAGACCGCGAACCACAGAACGTAACCGATACATCTAATTACATCTATAATATTTAAGGAGGCCATTATGGCTTTTGCACGAACAGTTAATTTTGTCTCAGTATTCGGCAACAAGCGTATTGCTGTTGGAGAATACACCCAAGGAAACTCCGATACTGGTGGCGCAATCGACACAACTTTTTCTGACATTTCATATTTTGAAGCGTCAGGCTCTATTGACAACGCCGACTCTTCAGGAACTGTAACAATTACAACCGCAGACCCAGGAGCAGCACAAACAGGCTACTGGATGGCGATTGGCGAGTAATTACCCCCGTCTCTGCCCGTGTCCTCCTTTAAATCTCCCACGGGCGGGGACAACTTTTCCAAGGTTTTGAAATGCCTGAGTTAGCAATCTACAGAGCGACCACTGGATACAACAACAGGATAACCCCTGAGCGGTTGCCATTTAGCAAGGGTGTTACTGCGCTTGAAGATGTCAGCAATATGCTGATTGACAAGACGGGTTGCCTAGTTACTCGTAGGGCAGTCTCTCCGCTTGGCTCTGGTTCATATCATTCCTCATGGCGTGTTGGTGATAGTTTCTATGCTGTTCTTGACGGCACTACAACGTCAACAATGTATTACGTCTCTGTCAACCAGGTAGACGGTTCTCTTTCGTTAAAATCAGCTGTAACCAATCTAAATAAAGGCAAGCGTGTTTATTACACTGAGCCACTCGACGGGTATGTTTATTATTCAAACGGTTATCAGCATGGCAAACTTGCATTGTCCGTTAGTTCAGATTGGACTAATAGCGAATGGAACTTAACAGACCGTAACGTTAATAAGGTTGAGTTCCCTATTGGTGAACACCTAGCAATACTATCAGGTCGAGTTGTTACATCAGTTGGTAAAGAGTTGATCTTTTCTGAGTATGGTCATTGGGGGCTATATGATGAAGCAGAAAACAGACGTAGGTTTGAGACTGATATTACAATGATATGCAGTGTGCAGACTGGAGTGTATGTGTCAGACCAAAACGATACTTACTTCCTTAGTGGCACAAACCCGAAAGAGTGGACAATGAAGCAAGTTCTTCCATATCCATGTAACGGTTTTCGCCAAGGGTTAGTAAACCCGTTTGACTTGGGTTTTGAAACACCGCAGTTATCAGCACTACTTTCTAGTAAAAAAGGGACAATCATCGCTATGCCAGATGGTACAGCGATTAATTTAATTGAGAAAAACGTTGAAACACCGCATGGTTGTGGTGGACTTCACGGGACACTAATGATGGTGGATAGCACCATCTTACAATCATAAAGAGGTAATATCATGGGTTTTAATTTGAGTTCGGGTCTTAGCGCCGCCATTCTTGGCGACACAGAACAAACAGTTGCTAAACTTAACGTAGACACAATTTCTTTCGGGGACGGTGATGGCTCTGTTATTTCAGGTGCTGATACCATTAACGATTCTGGCGCAGCACTTTCGACCCACTTTGCAAAGCATGACTGGATTTTGATTATCTCAGGTGGTGCGAACAACAACAAACTTGTGAAAGCATTAAGTGTGACTACCAGTAAGATTGAAATTGTTGCTGGGAGCTTTACCGCTGTAGCAGCAGGCAGCAATGTTTGTCTTGTGAAGCTGGCCAGTATCGGCAACCTCATGCGCTGTTTCCAAAACGGCACAATGTCAGGGCGCACAGGTGCAAGACCAACCGACGCAGACACCACAGAAAGTGGCACTGAACTGATTAAGATTACCTTAAACGGTAGTTCATTCTCAGCAGGTGTCTCACTCAACGGCCTAAACCTTGAGGCAGACGTAGCAGGAACCACGCTTAATCGGGCCACAGATCCTGAGACAGCAGCGTCAGAGGTCTGGCAAGGAACAGGACTCGTAGCAGGCACAGTAGGCTATATGCGCTGGTATGCCAACGCATATACAACCGGAGCAAGCACCACAGCGATCCGCATGGATGGTACTGTCGCTACTTCAGGCGCTGATATTACCATGGCAAACGGAACTACAATTTCAATCGGGGCAATCTCAAACGTAACCAGCGTAGATTTATCTGTTGAAGGTGTATAATGGCCTTATCAGGGTGGAGCATTCAAAATAAGATTGCGGTAGCAATCCCAGCGCAGTCCTCTGCCCTGACCAATTTCCCTATTCTGCTCAACATAGGGAGTTCAAGTGGCACTAACGGCCTTGATCTTACAAGCGTTTTTGATGAACTTGGTTCAAGTTCGTTGAAGATTGCTGTTGAAAATGGAGATACAGGAAGCGAGTGTTACGTTGAGATTGAGCGGTGGGATGATACAAACGAAGAGGCGCAAATACGGGTTAAAGCACCATCCATATCATCATCCGCAACAACAATATTAAACTTCTATTTCGACTCATCCCACGCAGACAATAGTACCTATGTAGGGAATATCGGTGATGCTGTAGCTCAGACTGTATGGGGAAGTAATTTCAAAGCTGTCTGGCATCTCAGCCAAGATCCGACAGCTGGGGGGGCTTGTATCCTCGACTCAACATCTAATGCCAATCATGGCACACCTGTTGGGTCATTGACTGCTAGTTCTCCAGCCGACGCAGATGTTGGTAAATGTTTATATTTTGACGGGGATGGTGATTATATTTCATGTGGCGATGACTCTAGTTTGGAGTGTTCAAGTTTTACTGTTACGGCAGCGGTAAAATGTGCAACATCTCCAGCAAGTAGTACAGGCAGAATTGTTGCAAAAGGGTCAACAGCAGCAGGGGATGAGAGGAACTACTATTTATTTTTAAACGAGGCAACAAACACCTTTACAGCTTTACTAGAAAATACGGCCAGCGATGTTTTTTCAGCAGACATCGTAACGTCAGACGTAAAAGCATGGAACCATTTTTACGGCACTGGGAACCAGTCTGCAAATACTGTTCACGCTGGTGACGATGACGGGAATAGTGATTTTGACAGTTTTACTGGTACTATAGCAACTGTGTCAGGTTCTGATTGTTGTATAGGGCGAATTAGTGGCGATCCTGTTGCTGGGTTCGAGGGTTGGATTAGAACAATAACAATTAGCGACACTGTTAGATCATCCGCATGGACAGATGCTTTTGCCCTTTCAGAAGCAGACGATTTATGTTCAGTATCAATATCAACAATACAAATCACTGGAATAATTGGCGTTGACTCCACAGTGTATCGACCATTAGCAATATCAGGTGGAATTGGTGTTTATGCCAGAATGACAGCAAATGTCTATGCTCCTGATGTCACAGTATCTGGTATTATAGGTATTGGCGCATCAGGGCATCAGTTCAACCAAGAACAACCGTCGGGATTACGGGTGGTATAGGAGTTTCAGGTTCTGTCAGTATATTGTCAAGGAAGTTATTAGCTATCCAAGGTGGTTTTGGTGTTTCGTCATCTATTGCTATCGACAACTACGGAGCATTGAGAGTTGCCGGGAAAATAGGAATTGGTGCTAATCTTGAAGCAATTTCAGGAAATGGTATTGCAACAGTCTCCGGCAGCCTGGGGGTTAAATCGACCATGGCACTCTCTCAAGGTGAAATCTATACCGTCAGTGGTATTATTGGCGTTGTTTCAAATGTAATTATTCAAACAGACTCGACGTGTGGTTTAGAAGATTACGACAATAGTAGGTGGTGTTAATGTTAGCCATTCAGACCGCAATCGGTGGTAGCACAAGCAAAGCTGTGTCCATGTTAAACCTTTCGTTTGACGATATGATCAACATGGATAGATATCAGTATGGTTTTAATTCAGACGGGATTTACCTGCTCAACAATGGTGGGGATGGTGAGTTTGCAAGTTCATTCACATTTGCCACAAGTGACTTCGGCATTTCAAAGCCCAAGCATATCAGGTTCATTTACTTAGGCATTGACACATCAAATTCTTTCAAAGTTTCCGTAAAAGTTGATAACGGGACATTTGAAGATTATACTGTGTCAAATTTAAAGTCTGGGCTTCAAAGATTACGCATCCCAATTAAGAGTACCCAACAGGGCAGATATTTTACAATTAAAGTTTCATCATCATTTTATTTCAGATTGGAAGAGATGGATTGTGCTTTCTATGTCAGATCGTCCGGGATAAGAGGTTACTAATATGGCTTGGCTAGATTTCCCAGACACAAATATAACTCTCATTGATACAATGTCAGATGAGATATTGGATACCATTGATTATACTCGTGGCTATGCTGATGAGATGCGGGAGGAGCTTTCTGCAAGTTTAGAAAATTTACTTACTGTTGTGGGTGCTTATCAACCTGGTGAGTTTAACATTAACACAACTGTTGGTAGGATAGACGGGCCATCATTTCCTGAACAACCTTCATTCGCAGACCTTGCCCTTGATTATACATTCCCAGATACTCCCACATCCCCAACGCTAGAACCTTACGGTGATTTAGATTTTACATTCACATCACCAACATTACCCGCAGAAATCGACCCTAACTTTGACTGGTCAGCGTCTGTTTACACTTCTGACATGTGGACTGCTCTTTTTACCAAAACACACAATGATATTGAGTCTGGTGGGACAGGGTTAACCACAGAAGTACATGGGGCTATTGTTGACCGTGAGCAGAACGCACGAAGGATTAACCAAGACCGTGAGGCAACAAGGGCAGTTGATGTTGCAGGTGCAATGGGTTTCAATCTCCCTTCAGGACATATTGCAGCTATCGTTAGGGATGTTGTTACAGAGAACGGAATTAAAGACCAAGACTCGCTTAACAATATTACAATCAAAGACTTTGAACTTGCCCAAAACAACACCCAATTTGCAGTCACAAGTGGAGTTGAGTTGGAGAAATTCTCAAGGGACACTTTCAACAAAGCTGAACAACTAGGATTTGATGCAACTAAGGCGGCAAAAGACTTTGTTGTTATGGTATATGCAGAGAATATCAAGGCGTATATCGCAAGTTGGGATGGTGTTAAGATTAGGCTCGAAGCATTACAATCTAAGATTGAAGCTATCACAAGCATGAACGAAGGGAAGGAGAAAGTATTTTTAGGGCAACTAACATCACTTAATACCCAGGTAAGTGCTATTGTCTCTAAGAACCAAGGGTTGATAGATGGCAGGAAAGGTGAGGTTGAAGTATATCAAAGTACAGTCCAAGCTGTTGCAACAGAGTATCAATCACTTGTTGAAGAAGCTAAGCTCCAGATGGAGAGCATTAGAACAGAAGCAACATTAGCGATTGAAGAAGAGAAAATAAGTCTTGAGTCTTATACAAGCCAAGCGAAACTAGCCAGTGATGTAGCAAGAGATGTGGCGAATATTACAGCCCAATCCGTTGCTTCAGCACTTGGCGCGATTAACGTAGGGATGAATAACACCTTTAATGGTGCGGAAAGCAGGCGAGAATCTTTTAACCTTTCAGCCACACAACTGCAAACATTATAAAAATGAACAAATTTGATAAGGTTGCTCCAAGAGTAGTAATACCGACAGGACTTGAGAAGCATTATGGTTTTGGGTATAAACTTCTTGGCGACCTTCAACATAGCATGAGTTTCCAATCTTTAACTACAGGATCTTTGGCCAAGAAGCTGGCAGATGGAACGGTAATAAAAGTAACAAGTTCATTTGGTGATAACAAGATCGAGGTAATACCCCCTAGGGTTCTGTTCAAAAACAATGTATTTCGATGGTGGCAATCCTGAGACAATAGGAAGCTCAGCAGATATAAAAATGCGTGATATCCAGAGTGTGATGAATTTAGAAACACTGGACGAGAAATATGAAATATACGTTTCACTTGGCGGCGAAGGTTTCTATGTTGACGCAGAGCGATCAGAGACAACTATTCCATACAACACCCTTACAGATGAATCGGCAGACGAAGACGACTCTCAGCCCACTGACTTCACTTTTACAATTTATACCAAAGACGCTTGCGGAACCTGCACTATAAATGTTCAAGATGCCTGCACACATGAACAGTCAACTATAGAGGCAGAGTATACCCAACTTGAATTTGATGAAGATGGAAGCGCGAGTGTAATTGCAGATAACAGTTATGGTTTTATGTTCGTGAATGAAGGCATTCTCCCAATTACAATAAACGTTTCAGGGTCAGGGTTCTATACAGACGTTGGCCGGACAAGCACAACAGCCATTATAGATAGTAGAGAATTTATGGTTTACACCTCGGTTGCTTGTGGGTCGTGTGCAATAACAGTGCAAGACGACTGTGGCGAGGCGGTAACTGGTTATTGCAGGTCAGTAAACGGCGTTTGGAATAAGTTCCATGATAAATGGGGTACAACAGGGTATTCTGGGCCATCAGGATGCACGAGCACTTGTTATTATTGTAACAACAATGAAGGTACTTGCTACACAACAGAGTATCGAGGTAAGTACAAAATATCAAAAGGGTCAAAAACTTTTACGCGCACAGCAGGCGAAGACACTTGGTTATCTCCGTGCAGTGGGAGTGTTAGGGCTGCTTGCGTGGTTGGACATGCCGGACAATGCCCTATACTAGCCGCCGAGGAACCAAGTTGTGGTGGGATCAGTGGCTACTGTAGGCCAGATACCAATGACTGTACGAATTGGACAATAACAAGAGGAACGTGTGATTATTACGTGTGGAATAAAACAGCCAGATACGAAGCATGGGAATGGATATGTTAAACTTTAACGCTCATTCAGGTAGAGAAATACAGAGTTTCATTGCATTGATTACCCAATGTGAAGCAGAAGGCGTGACCGATGTTCGTTTTATTCGTGAAAGATTACAGAACCACATAAGGACGACAAGACGCAGAACAAGAAAACCAGTTAGGCAAGTTGCCAAGAAATCTCAGATACTATGCCAATGCGGTGGAAACACAAGAGTGCTACCAGTAAATAATACCCCGGCAACGCAAACAGGCAACCCTGATGAGATTGCAGTGATATTATGTGTAAAATGTTCCAGTACTGAATATGTGACAGAGCTACCAGAAAATGTTAAAGTTGAACGCATATAGCATAACCGACATGCAAAACTTTGCTTCTATCCTTGAGCAATGTAAGCAGCAGGACATAAAGAGTATTGATTTGCTATTGAGTAGTATTAAAAAATATATCAAAAAGAATAAAAAAACTGATTCGCATGAAGTGAAATAATCTATTAGCGGTTTCATTAAATTATTCAAATAATAGGTGGCACTATGATTAGCCCAGAAGAAAAGAACAAACGCCTTAAGAAGACGCTGAATAGGCCAATCCAGTCAAAACCTTTAACTACCCGTGACCCGACCCCAGACCCTATCGTGTCGCCAACCCCTGGCGTTACACCTAAAAGAGCAACCGCAAGCATCACAGGTGCAAGAACACCACAACAGAAAGGTGGGTTTGAGAACAGGTTTGAAGATGGCGCACTTGCCGGAAGATATGGAAGTAAAGGGTACTACCCAATGCAGGAAGAGACATACTACGCGAAAGGTGATGAGATCCCCAAAGGTAAAACCCGTGGTGATATAAAGTCACCTCGTGGACTTGGTGAGTTCGTCCAGTATCCAGATGCGAACAGGGAAGTGGAGCGATTCCCAGACGGGTCTCCAAAAGTCGGCATAACCCCAATGGGTAGAGGTTATGGCCAAACAATTTTCCAAAGAGACGACGGCACATTTACTAACATAGGCGACTCCACTACAGGCCGAAAGATTACAGATGACTCTGGACAGTTCAAAAGGGAGTTAATGTCATTTAACGGCAAGCCACCAGAGGCAGAACAACGTCTAGCAACCATTGAAGAAAAAATACAGCAAGCGACCAGCAAGAGCAAACGTCAAAAAGAGATTGACACTTTTGATCCAGATGTTGCCTTTAAGCAAACCGAGATACCGCAACCTGTTACTGAAACTAAGACAGCAAGACCAAAGAGAAAAGCGTTTGCCGATGTAACAGGAGAAGAACTTCCCACGTTGGCAGAACTGACTGAAAGCGGTGGATTAGGCCGACAAAGTATTTTCAGAGCGCCGTGGGAGAGATACAAAGGTAAACTTGAAGCATCTCGGCCACTAACAACACGCAAGAAAAGCCCCAAAGACCTATTATTCAACAGATAACCATTAAACTCAGAGCAGATAAATGGAAGACATAACCAAACTGTATGAACAAGCTGGACTTGACCATACCCTTCATAAAGAAGCAGGCCTATCAGATGATGATATGCGCTTTTACGCTGAACAGACATTGGCTAGACAGCCAAGTAAACCAATAGCCATGCCCGATCCAATTGAGGAACGTGGAGCAGAAGAGGTCGCTTATGATTATGCTGGCGCACTTGGTAAAGGTCTTGCTGGATTAGGGCAGCTAGGTGGGCGGGCAATAGATGTTGCTGGGAATATCCTTCCAGACTTTGACGGTGTAGAGGATAACAACATTGTAGACCGCTTTGGGCAAGAGGTAGAAAAGTTCTATAAAGGGCGAGAGGAGAAGTTTACAGGGCAGCAATCACAATACTTCAAAGATGAGCAAGCAAAGAAATTCGGGTCAGGAGGGAAAGGATTTCTTAGTAGTTTTACAGGTGGTGAAGCATGGAAATCACCAGAAAAGATAGCTGGCGCACTGCTTGAATCAGCCCCCTCGACCGCGCTAGGAATGTTATCTGGTGGTGCTGTGATTAAGGGGATAGGGACAGCAGGTATAAAGATGAGTCCTTGGATTGTTGGACTTATTGGTAGTGCAGTCGGAGAGGGTAGCTTGTCAGGTGCTGAGACAGCAAAGAGCGTTTATGATAGCGTTATTTCAGCGAAAGCTTTACCACAACTACAAACGACACAAGAGTTTAAAGATGCACTCGTTGAATCAGGTGGAGATATAGCCAAAGCGCAAAAGATGGTTGCAAGCGCAGCTAGTCAAAAAGCAGGCAGTACCGTTGGTATTCTTACATCATTGACAGGTATTGTCTCAGGTAAGTTTCTGGACGATATCATTGGCGAGAGGTTCCAAGGGAATTTAATACAAGCAATAGTAAAAGGTGCAGCGATAGAAGCACCAGAAGAAGCGGTACAATCTGGAATAGAGCAGATTGCCCAAAATATTGTATCTGGAACGTATGTTGATCCTAATGTGAAGTGGTATGATGAACTTGGCGAAGTGATGCCAATGGGCGCAATAACTGGTGGTGTTATGGGCGGCGGCATGACTCCTTTCTTTTATCAAAAAGGTGACGGCCAGATTGAACCAATACCAGACAATATAAAGCAAGCCATCGCGAATGCTCCCAATAGTGAATCCAAACTAGAATTAGGCGATATCGCACCGTATCTTGAGCAACTCCAGCCATTATCCCCAGAGCAAAGAACAGAATCTCTAAATCAAGTACTCGGCAACCCTGAAACCACAGACCAAGCTAAACAGTTATTGGTCGAGTCAGGAGTGCTTGAATCCCACGGGATTGCTAATCCAATCATGGCAACCGAAGGAGTCACCACAGCACTCGATAATGTTTTTGGCCCAACAGAAGAGGAAATGACTGTTGCCCGTGCTGATGATTTATTACGCGAGTCTGAACAAGAGACATTTGAAGAAGAGTTCCCTGCTGAGATGATGGGAGAGTTTGAAAAACAAGCCGAAGAAGAGGTACGACAAACTCGTACACCTGAAGATGTTGCACAGGCAAACGCTGACCTTCATAACTCTGTAATGAACAAGCTGAAAGAAGGGGCAAAGCTTACCCCAGAAGAACAATCACACCGTAACAGGCTAGACCTAGCTATCGCCGAGACTGTACAGCAGCGCGAGGCAGACAAAAAGAAGAACGATGCTATTCTTGCTTACGACAAGAAACGCGCTTCCGATTTAGAAAAAGATATTCAAGGAACACTTGAAGGCTTGGAAGCCCAAGGTGTTGAACGTAAAACAGAGCGAGAAAGACCTGTTCCAGTTAGTAAAGTTGAGCCACTTACCGCACTCTCTCCAGAAGCCGAAATAGCAAAACAAGAATACGCCAAAACAGAAATCCCACAGGAGTCTGTTGACCTTGCTTTAAAACAAGCCGAGGAAATCACAAGAGAGAACCCTGTTTATAAAGCTGTTCAAGATGCCCGTGCAGAAGGCCGGATCAACCTTGATACTTTAGGCAAAGACTTCGACAAGGAAGGACTTGCTAAGAAATATCCTGGAACTTTTTCATACAATGGCCGATTGAATGTTGACGAGTTTGCAAGTGAGCAAGGATATGAAAGTGGAGATGCTTTCATAGAGGATTTGAAATCCGCTAAGTCAATGAAGGATGAGATTAAAAAGATTTCGGACTCTATCCTTGAAGAGCAATTACAGGGCGCAACACAAGAAGCTGAGTACAACATTGCTGAACGAATCGCAAAAGCTGACAAGAAAGTAGATGCTGTTCTGGGCATAATTAACGGAATAGCAAATACAAGCGATTTAAACGCCGTTAGCGAACAATTCAAGACCGAGCAAGCCAAACACCCAGAACTTGCAATGAAAGGCGCAAGGCGTAGAATTAACAAGGCTATCCGTGCCAAACGTGCGGAACTTAAATCAAAGCCAGCAGAACCACTACAAATTGGGGAGAAAGTTGAAGAAACGATACAGCCAAAAAAGGGTAAGCCTGATGTCGCGGGGGGGGAAGAATATGATGACAACAAAAAATATCATCAAATCATACCAGAGATAAAAAACATTTCTCCAATGTCCCTTAAAAAACTAAACTGGCTAGAAGTCGGAGAGGTTTCAAAAGAAGTTGCCACAGCTATGTCTTTCGACAAGCCAATCGAGGTTAGCTTGTTTGCAGATGGTGACATGAGAATAACCGACGGGCATCATAGGGCGGCTGCTGCAAAGCAATTAGGTAAAAAAACAATAAAGGTTAAACTCCAAGCTATAAACGCAAAAGGGAAAACAATTAATGAATTAATAGAAAGCCAAACACAACAGGAGAAACCAAGTGTCGAACAAGAAGCGGAGAAGGCAGAAGCTGAAGAAGGCGAGAAAGAAGCAAAGGGACTTGGCCAAGAAGAAGTAGTTGAAAAAGGCTACGAAGTGCTTACAGTTAGTGAAGCGGATAAGATTCGAGCAATGCTTGGCGGAATCCAGGAAGGTACACCACAAGGTAAAGTTGAGAAGCTAGAACTTACCGAGGAGCAAGTTCGGGAGCATGACGAAGCTGAATATGCAGGGGATCAACTTGCTGAAAAAGTAAACAAGATTATGCCAAAAGGTGAAAGTATTCGCTTTGAGGGTATACAAACAAGCAAGACAGGTGATATACTACATTATCTGTTCACTCCTGATGGTGGTTTTTGGTCTGAATTACAGGAGCGTAGAAATAAGTTTAGCACGAAACAAACGACTGTAACAATCGAAAAACTAACCGAAACAGCGTTGGTTAATAAAATTGCCGAAGCGAGGGAGCGATATGCCAAACCACATAAGGGACGAGGCGAAAGCGTTGATGGGCTGGGAAGGGATGACAGACTTGCAGATGTTCGAGCGGATGTTATCGAGAAACCCCAAGTCGAAGAAAAACCAGCAGACGGTATCGAAGATGAAGCTGGCAGGAAAGCAGTGGATGGACGGCGCCGGGAACCCAGTGGACTAAAAGAAGTTGAGCGTGTAGAGACAGTTGGCGAAAAACTGTATGGCTCTCGCGCAGACATGGCTCAACTCCAAAAGAGCCTAGATCAAGATTTATCAAAAGATGACATTAAAGCCCAACCTCTAAGTAAAACATGGCCTAAGCCAAAATTAGAGAATTTAGATAATGGCTTTGCCTCAGCATTCAATGTTGTTGCACGCGCATCAATTCCAAACAAACCGAGGGTTGCATACAA